TTTGTGTAGTTGTCATTCTTGGAAATAATACGCCTTTTGTTGTTGATGTTATATCTAAAAGTGAGGAAGCATTTGGAGTTGTTCCCCCTATAATAAAAGATCCTGTTCCTGATACTCTTGCTAAATCCGCTCCACTCGCGTCTTTCCATCTAAATTCACCATAAGCAGTATTTAATCCATTTGAAAATTGATAAGCAGCTCCTACTCCATCTGGTCTAGTTACTGTTAAAACAGTTGCAGAACAACTCATCTTTGTAACACCTCCAATTATTACACCTCCATCACCATTTACAGAAAATAAATCTGCTGTATCAGCACTATTACGAATTCGTAAAGCTATATCTGTTGAAAGTGCTCCTCCTGCTTTTACTTGAAGTTTACCACCATTATCTGCATTATCACCTATTATTACATTTCCACCTAGTTTATTAATTGCTAAAGGAACTGATGCACTACTAAAAGTACTTTGAATTACTACTTGTGTAGCTGTATTGTAATGTGCTAAACCATAATTTGAAAATGATCCTCCATATCCACCAAAAAAAGATATGCTATTTGAAAGTAAATTAGCAAAACTAGTCACATTATTTGTTGGTGCTAATACAGTAAATTTTGTACTTGGAGTTATTGTTCCTAAACCTAACCTTTTATTTGTATTATCCCAAAAAAAGTTAGTATTATCTTGTGCAATAGTTGTGCCATTTGAAAATAAAACTGATCCACTTGTTAATGAAGGTAAAGTAAATTTACCATTAAAAGTATTCCAATCAGTATTACTTAAAAAACCGCTTTGAGTTGTATTTGATTGTAATATCGATAACGTTCTATTTGCTGACAAATCTCCACCACCTTGTAATGGTGTTGTTGTTGATATAGTACGAGCATCAGTTACAGGTGTAAATCCTAAAGCACTTGAAATTGTTTTAGGTTTCCATAATAGTGTAGGCATGTCATAAGTCAAAACCTCGTTATTATTTGGAGCAATAGCACTAACATTGTGCAACTCCTCTAATTCATATCCATTGTCTACCTTGACAAAAATTTTACCATGAACAGCGTGTGCATATTCTACAAATCCAATAATTACTGTGTGAATTGGTGCGATAGGTTTTATATTAGTACATCTACCCGCAACAGTTCCGCTTAAATAAAGAACATCACCATCTGACCAAGTTTCACCTTGTAAGCTTCCTGTTGTATTTATTTCTTGAACTTGTCCGCTTGTAGTTATAAAACCCTCCTCATTGTTTAATATGTTTTCAGTAACTAATCCTAAAGTTGTGGTACTATTTAAATCATTATTTGCTAAGGCTAAATCTACTTTTGGTCGTTGTCCTTGTGCTCCTGTAACTCTTACGATTTGATAATTACTTTCTAATAAAGTTATATTTGTAGCCGTTTTATTTACTACTCGCGCGACTGTTTCCTGCCCTATTTGCAAAGTTACTGCACCGCCTTTTAGTTTTAAATCTAAAGTTCCCGCTGTATCATTCCAAACCATAGAACCCACTGCTGTAGGTGCATTTGTAGGCGTTAAATCAAATTCGATATTACCTAATTGAACTCCAAACTCTCCTAAATTTACATCCTCAGTTGCTCCAATATAAGGCACAAATCCCGTAACTGCAGGAATATCCTCCAAAGTTATAAAAGGATTTACTCCATCCTCACCATCATTTACTAAATCTGAGGTGTTAGTTGGAATATAAGGTTTATTTAAAATTTCAGCTTTACCACTTGTAGCGTTCCAATCACTATTAACTTGCTCCGCAGGAATAGTTGGTTTATTTTTTATGTAATCAGCAGCATTTACATTAGTTTCGTTCCAATCACTCTGCACTTGCTCCCCAATAATTCTATTAATATTGATAATATAATTATTGGGATTTGATATGATTGTAACCTCATCAACTGCAGCCTGTACATTAATATCAATTACATCAACAGTAACCGCTGAATTAACAACGATTTCATTGATTGTATCTTGTACTATAATATTTACATTATCGCTCATATTATCGTGTTATATCGTCTGTAATTGTAAATAAACCACTTACCCATGTATCAACTTCTCCGCTCTCTTGCGTGATTTGAATATCGTATTTATAAATACAAGCTTGTATATCAATAATCTGCTCATCAATACAAAACTCTCCGTTTGTAGGGTTGAAAATAGTAATCGTTGGCTCTAAAGCTACAGGAGCACCTGGTTCTTTTCTTAGTTGTATTTTAATTACAGCATCCGTTAAATTTAAAGGTATTTCATTTATTACTATTTGAAAATCCGTTTGTTTGAACGTATCCCCTCTTTTTGTCGTGAAGTTTAGTGTTGATGCCATTGCTTAAAAATAGTTTTAATTTTTTAATATTTTCCTCTGTTCTTTTATCTGTTTTTCTCATATTATTAATATGGTTTATCAAGCCACCATTTACCACATATTAAATTGGATCGCATAGGGTTTACGATATTGGTCGAACTACTAACGTACTCAGGTAAATGATTTTTATATAACCATCTTAACATCCTATCCTGGTACATTTCACTTTTTAAACGCATATTATTTACCAAATAATCAACCTCAGTCTTATCAACTGCTACAGAGTTTTCGGGTTGCGTTTTAAAAATACCATTATTATTTACTTTATAAGCTCCTATTAACAAATATTCAACTGCTGCAGCCGCTATTAAAAAAGGTATAATATAACCATCATATAAAGTGTTATAATCTCCTGTTAGTTCATCATTTTCAAAATCTAAACAGATTTTATTATATAATGTTTCGCCTAATATTTCCTCAAGTCTAATTCTTTGAGCATCTGCAATGCAAGGAATGTATAAATCAATATCAATATTTCCACCCAAAAGGGTGTTTTTTGTTAGTTCGTTTTCTTTTAGTAAAATTGTAGTTGCCATAATTTACATATCGTGCGGAGCAATGTACGCCTTAGGGTTGTTAGTTGGTAAAATTTCTCCTGCTTTTCTCGCTTGTGCGGGTGTTATTGTTTCAGCATTTGGATTGTTAACATCAGCTCTTTTACGATAAGTTTCTCTTATCCAAAAATGTTTACACGTTCCAAATTTAAAATTATCACTTAATAATCCTCCACCCTTCCAAAGAAAAATATCATAAGGTTGATTTGGATTTGGATGCATTCCAAAACCTGGATTTACATTTCTTTCGCTCATCATTTCAATATCCTCTTTGCGATATAATTTATTTGAACTTATCATTTTTTTGCAAAATTCTCTTTCTGGATTTAGATTTCCAGAGTATCTATAACGACTTTTAAACAATTCACCATCCTGATAACTCTTAGCGTTTGGTCTTGCAGTTCCTGTTGATGTATTTGCTAAAGCAACTCGCATTAATTGAGTGCTTACATTGTTTAACCTTTCAATTTCTGCATCTAATTCTTTTTCAGTATCATAATCAACAGGATCGGAACTTATAAGCTCCCATTCATTCAAATCAATTTCTTCTCCTAAGTCATCAATATTATTATTTGATAATTGTGTTAAAGGAGCAGCTTCAGAACTAAATAATGATTGAGCAACTGAAACAGGAATATTTAAAAACTGAACTAAGAAAACAATCGCTTGTTCTGTTGTTAAAATTCCTTCTTTTACTTTTGCAAAAATATCAATTGCTGAGGATATTTGTGCTCCATTATATGATACATCTGCATCATTCGCATCGGTTGGAGCAGCATCTGTTCCAATAACTCCTGCAACTACATCCTCACTTCTTAAACTTTCAAAATCTAAATCTAAAGTTAATTCATTAACTGCAAATATTTCCATTAAACCATCCAAAATAATTTCTTGTTTTGGTTTAATAACATTTATCATTAATTCAGCAAATCCTGTTTTTATTTCCTCAGCGTTTGAACTAAAACCATTTGCCTCCTTTACACCTACTAACATCGGAGTTGTAAGTTTATGAGAGGTGCAAAGTTGTTGCCTTGCTTCAGTACTCAAATATGCATATTGTTGATGAGCATCTGAAACCTCTAAAGCTGAGATTGTAATTTCGCTATCTTTATTATCATTCCAATTTAAAAAGAATGCACCCGCATTTTGTGAACCTGTTAAATGATTTCTAATTTGTCGAGTATTCTCTTGGATTGTTTCCGCACTTTCTTGTATGCCACAGTTCATGTTTATAATATGACCGAATGACAACCCCTTTTGAATGTGGTTAATTGAGTAATTACTAATTTCCTCCTCCATTTTTGCCCAACTAATACCTGCAACATAGGAAGGATTACTATAATAAAATTGCCCTACTTGGTAATCACGAATGATATAAATTTCTGATCGTTCACCATTACCCTCTCCATATCCAAAAGCATCAAAACGCTCAGGCTTGTATTTATTTACATTTGAAAAATCATAACTATAATAATAACCTGTAATATCTCCATCCTCATTTGCAATTTCTGGAGCAATCCTTTGCTTTGCAATATGGAAACAACGTTGGATTTTATTATTGATATATTTAACCTCAAGCGAAGCCTCACCAAACATTTCGAAATCCTTACAAATTTTTCTTAAATCTTTTTTAGAAACTAAAGAAATAATTGCTGCCCATTCGCTCGGCTTTGTAGATTTATCTTTTGAAGTCAAACCCTTACCATATATAAACTGACTATAAGAGTCAATTATTGCTGAGTTTGTCGGTGATCCGTTGTAAGCATCGATAATAGTTTGATAAAAACTATTTTTATCACCATTCAAAACCCATTTCTTACCAGATACCTCTTTGATTTCTGGTCTTATATAGTTTGATAAGTTTAAAATTTGTAATTTTTCCATAAATTATACTTTTAGAACTCCTTTATTAAGTTCAAAATTTTCTAAATCTGTTTGAGCAGTTGCAAAAGCCTTACCCCTGTAAATCAATTCATCGTTTTCGTTTATAATTACCTCAAATGATTGCCCTTCTTTAAAAATTGGCTCATCAAATAATAAAATTAAAACGCTATTTTGATAATAAACGGATGTTACATCAATTTCGTGAGTAATATCACGCAATTCATCACGTAAAAAAAACGTAATTATACCGCTATTGTACCCCCTTGGGATGCATTTGAATTGGTAAGGTGCTGTTAAATTAAATATCCACATATTAATATAACGAAAAAAAAGTGTTTTGTAACAAAAAAAGCTCCAATAAGGAGCTTTTTATTTATTATTTTAATAGTTTTAAGAAACTACTGCCTCAGAAACCAAAGCTTGTAATGCTGTTTTCATTGCACTATCTAAGAATGGAGAAAGGTTACCCTCTTCTGCAGTAATTGCAAGTGTAAAACCTGACAAATCACCACCTGCTCCACCACTTACTTTCGTACAGCTTGACATTGTGCCATTTGTAGCTCCTAAAAGTAAAACATTTCCATTATAATCCTCAACAAATACGTAAGGTCTCCCTGCACAAATCAATTGTACTTGAGCCTGTAAATCTGCAGACAATTTTGGAAGTGTAACCGCTATAGATTGAGCGTTTAAAAATGTTCCATTATCCTCTGAACTTGTACCTGTTTCAGTTAAAGCATTTGTAGTTGCTTTAACTTCGTATTTGAAAACTTCATCCAAAGTTCCCAAACCGATAACTTCGTGAGCTGCTATTGTAAATCCGTAAGCAGCGTAATTTGCAAAGTACAAATTTTTAACTCCTCCACGTTGATCCTTACAGCCTAAAAGTTTACCTTTTGATATTAAACACGCCATATTTTTTTATTTAATTATTAATAAGTTATATTAAAAACCGCCCAATTTAATGAGCGGTTTTAAATATTTATTTAGTCTAAAGATAACCAAACAATTTCCTCAGCGTTGTAGTATCCTACACCTACATTGTAAACTACTTTACCTCTAACTTTTCCAGTCAATAATCCGATTTCATCCTCATCAACCATTGCAACCTGGTTATGGTCTGCAGTCAAACCTGTAGCGAATACTAAGTTTTTCTTTTCGTAGATAACAACAGAGTTAGCAGGTAAACCATTCAATACAGTCAATGTATGTCTTCCGAATGCTAAAGCAAAATCAGTATTTCCATTTCCGTAAGTAATCCCTTGAGTTGAAAGATAAAAACTATATGCTTGAGCAACATCAGGAGAAACAGCGAAAACTAATTCTTTATTTCTCAAAGCAATTGGCACACCATTTAAAGCAGGTTTTAAATATTTAGACAATACGTTTGCTTCAGTTACAGCAGCATCTGCAGCAAAAGTATTAATATCACCATCAGCAGCGAATAAAGTTAAGAACCCATCAAAGTTTACAGATGAAGTCCAAATATCACCTTCTAATTTCTCACCAATAGCACCCAAAACCTCAGCTTGGATTGCATCCATAATATCAGATGGTGCAGTTGCGTTTGCAGCTCCTCCACCCATAATTCCATCGCTCCAGGTAGCTCTGAAATCTTCTTTACAAACGTCAAAATCATTTTTGAATTTGAAAGGCTCGATTGTATTTTCGTTTAAAACGATTGTACCTGCAGGAGCAAATCCGCAAGTGTATGCAGTTGTTCCATCTGTATAAGCGATTTTACGCAAAGACAATTTGTAATTTACATTTTCAGCGATTGTTACCGCTCCTTTTTCAATAGTATCAATCGTTTTAAACGCTTGACCGATAATCATACCAGCATCCTTACCAGCATAGT